TAAGTTTAGTGACAGAAGAGAAGCTGTTGATACAGAAGTATCAATGGAAGCAAACAAGTTAGCAGATAAACAAAAACCACACTTTGCCAAAAAACTAGGCATTGAAAAACTGCTTAAAAAAGTTGAGATAGCAAGTAGAAAATATCATGACTTTAAACAAACCATGCAACATACTGAAAGCCAACTGTATAGAGCAAGTCAAGATGTAGCAGACGAACTATCAAGAAAACTTAATCACTTCAACAAAGCTAGGAAGTGGGAAACGGAGTTTAATGGTTTCACAACTAAAGAAGATACTGTGAACTATTTTTCTTCTAAGCTAGATGAAGTTTGCTATCAAGAAGCTAAGAAGTATATACAGAAAAATCATGCCATATATAATCAACTTCAGGACATGCAAGATAATTGCAAACTAGTTGTGCATACCGGTGCAGATATAAACAATACAGTTAAGGCGTTGCAAAAAGAAATGGGTAAGGCAAGTATTAAACTTCCTATACCTGAACAGTTATTGCAGATAGCCATTAACTAAAGACTTGACATATAGGACTATCCCATATAAGATAGTCCTATAACTAATGAAAGGATATACAGATGAATAAGAAGTTTTACATAACATACTATGCAAACAAACATTCTAAGTTTATAACGAGACTAGGAACATGGACTAAAGATTGTAAGGAATGGACTAGCAAGGATATGAAACCTTGTATGACTTACTTTGATGTAGATGCTAATGGATACAGAACAGCAACAGGAGGTGTAAAGATTACATACGAGGGAGGATTAAACTAATGACAGGATATGAAATAGCACTAGGAATATGGACAGTAAACATAGTTATAGTTGCGTTAATATATTGTATCTATCAAATAGATTAACAGAAGGGAAACAATGGTTGAACTTATAATAGGGTTTATAGGTGCAGTAATAATACTTTATTATTACACTTGACATAGTATCTATACTAGGATAATATAGGACTATAAACAAACGAAAGGATACACAATGTACAATACATTACTATACATAGGCATAACATTCTTACTGAGTGGCTTTGTACTATTTGTCATAGCAGTAAACATGGAGATCTATTACGATCGTAAGTTATATAAACTACAACAAAAGGAAGCTAATGACAGACAGAATACATAAAGCAACTAACCCATTCAGTAAACAATCAGAGATGTTGACAGCTGAAGAGTATGCAATGTGGCAAACTGTTATGAAAGCTAATGAGACAGCTGATCCAAACAATGGTGATGATCCAACGTGGGACATAGTACGTAAGGGTAGCACATGGTTTCAAAAGCATAACATCAAAGCATACATGACATTACTAGACTAACAAGCACAGGTTGTGCGCCCCCTTCGGGGGCCATGGCCCATGCATCACGGCTTGACCCACCCCACCCATATCAATAGAGGTACCAGACCCGATCCCAATTAACTTTGGTTGTAGTATATCGATACACCTTTATTAAAAAGGGGTCCCACTACTCTAGGTTGTATTGCTTGATTTAGACAGTCAAGGGTGTTAAAAACTTATTAAACATCTTATAAGGTGCAAAAAAATTATAAAAATTTTTTATGAATTTAGATATTGATAAAGTAGATATAAGTAAATTACCGGCAGACGTACGAAAAGAATTTTTACAACTTCGAGTAATGCTTGCTGAAAAAACAATTCAAAGTAAAGCCAAAAATGACTTCATGTCATTTGTAAAAGTAGTATGGCCAGAGTTTATTGAAGGATCTCACCACAGGACTATTGCAAAAAAGTTTAATGAATTAGCAGAAGGTAAAATTAATAGATTAATTATTAATATGCCACCAAGACATACTAAGTCTGAGTTCTCTTCTTACTTACTGCCAGCGTGGATGGTGGGCCGTAATCCAAAACTTAAAATTATTCAAGCGACGCACACAGGAGAACTAGCAATTAGGTTTGGCCGTAAAGCTAAAAATTTAATTGACTCTGAAGAATACTCCAAGATATTTAAAACTAGGTTACAAGAAGATTCTCAAGCAGCCGGTAGGTGGGAAACAGCACAAGGCGGAGAATATTTTGCAGCTGGTGTCGGCGGTGCCATCACCGGACGGGGTGCTGACTTATTAATTATTGACGATCCACATTCAGAGCAAGACGCAATGTCGGCAGCAGCATTTGAAAATGCTTACGAGTGGTATACTTCTGGACCTAGACAAAGACTTCAACCAGGCGGTAAAATTGTTTTGGTTATGACAAGATGGTCTACTAAAGATCTAACAGGAATTTTATTAAAGAATCAAAAAGGAGTTAAATCAGATCAGTGGGACGTGATTGAATTTCCAGCAATCTTGGACCACGAAACAGATAAGGCAGCACCTGTATGGCCACAGTATTGGAACCTAGATGAATTAGAAAAAGTTCAGGCTACATTACCTGTAGCTAAATGGAATGCACAGTGGATGCAAAAACCTACTTCAGAAGAAGGCGCAATTATAAAACGTGAATGGTGGAGAACGTGGAAGAATGAATGGCTCCCGGATCTTGCTTATGTTATACAATCTTACGATACAGCTTTCATGAAAAAGGAAACTGCCGATTACTCTGCTATAACAACTTGGGGTGTTTTCTATCCAACTGAAGATTCTGGTGCTAATTTATTATTACTAGACTCAGTAAAGGAAAGATTAGAATTTCCAGAGCTTAGACGTAAAGCACTACAACAATATGAATATTGGCAGCCTGAGATGGTTATTGTAGAAGCTAAGGCTTCTGGACTGCCTTTAACTTATGAATTAAGAAAAATGGATATACCAGTTCAGAACTTTACACCTAGTAAAGGAAATGATAAGCATGTAAGAGTAAATACGTGTGCACCTTTATTTGAATCTGGAATGATATGGGCACCAGAAGAAAAATGGGCAGAAGAGGTTATTGAGGAATGCGCAGCTTTCCCACACGGCGACCATGATGATTTGGTCGATTCCATGACACAAGCCGTCATGCGGTTTAGACAAGGTGGGTTTATTCAACATCCTGAAGATTACGCAGATGAAAAAAAAGTGCCTAGAAAACGAGAATATTATTAATGAACTTATTTAAACTTATAAATCTTTTTAGAAAAACAAACGGAAGATCCCCATCTCCTAATGAGTTAGCTATGTTAAAAAGACAAGTTAGCGGTGTAGGTGGAGATAACATTATACAATTTCCAGGTGGCGACAAAAGTGGAATTAAATCTCTAGATGAATTTACAAAATCAGAAAATATTTATGAACAATCTATGAAACCTAAAGGAGAAGGTACACTTAAATTTGAAGAAGAATTAAATGTAAATCTTTACGGAGATGAAACGTTCGAAGAACTTATGCAAATTAAAGACACAGGTAAACACCCAAGAGACAAAGCAGCTGGTGGCAGAATAGGATTCTTTACAGGTGGAGCAAAAGGTTTATTAAAACTACTTCAAGGTAAACTTGGTAAGAAGACAGTAAAAATGGCAGATGATGTAGACAGACCTCAATCAGCATTAGATAGAGACATGTTTAAAGAAGCTGACGATAGATTTAATACAAACATAAAAGACAGAACATCTAAAAATAAAATGTCAAAAACAATGATGGATGAGGGTTATGCTGATCCAGAATACTTGGATCCTAATGCATTAGATATGTATGGTGAACCCATTACTATGGACAAGGCATTTTTTGACAAGACTAGAGAACAGACAATGAAACGAATAAACGAACAAGAAAGATTAATGGTTCCTAGAAACCACCGTGCTTATAGAGATTTACAGCATACTTTAAAACTTTCTAAAAATAGATTAAACGCTTTAGACATTACAGAAGAAGTAGGTGGTAATATTAAAATGTTTGATAAATTAAGAATGAAAGATTTAAGTATGTCTTCAGAACCTTTAAGTAAATTTGATTACCTTAAAGGAACTTCTGCAAAAAAAGATGATCTATCAGGAATTGATTATCTATTTAATAAAGACGGAAGTCTTAATAAAGATGCAGTCTTAAGTGATATAACTAAATCCATACAAAAAACTAAAAAACCAAAAACTCCTAATAAAGCACTTTTAAAAGCTATGGATGAAATTGGTGGTGGCACCGGTGATTTAAAATATGATGCAGACGTTCTAGCTGATGAGTACGCTTTTCAACTAGGTCTAATTGAAGAAGGTGGAGATGTAACAGATATAGCAGATCAAATGAAAAGAATGGATTTATACGATGAAGCCTATAGTGCTTTAAG